TTACAGAAGCTTGTAATCTGATTAAAAAAGCCGAACGCCGTCCTGATTCAAAAACATACTTCCGAGTATGGGTTAAAAATGTAGCCGGGGCTTATGAAAGTATTGAATTGAATTTTTCTAATATTTAATAATAATCAGTTCCGCACACACGGGACATAAAACAACAAAAAATTATGCTCAATTGGTTTGAAGTGAAAATTAAGTACGAGAAAACTGCTGAAGAGGGTAAAATCGTAAAAGTATCTGAAAGTTATTTGGTGGATGCGCTGTCTTTTACAGAAGCGGAAGCACGTATTAATACCGAAATGAAACCATTTATTAGTGGTGAGTTTGTAGTTTCCGCAATTCGTAGGGCAAGGATTAATGAACTCTTTTCAAATGAAAATGGAGATAAGTGGTATCGTGCAAAATTGTACTTTATTTCCTTAGATGAAGAAAAAGGAATTGAAAAACGTACTGCTACTACAATGATGGTACAGGCTAATGATACTAAAGAGGCCAATGAAGGAATTGTGGCAGGAATGAAAGCATCCATGGCAGACTATGAGATTGCATCAGTTACTGAAACTCAAATTATCGATGTATTTCCATTTGTTGCTCCAAAAGATACTGAAGAAACTAAAAAGGATTAATTATGTCACTAAAAATGAATAAAAAAACATACATGGATCTTATTGATCAGGATTTAGATTTATTAAATAAGAACTGTTCTGATACACCCGAAAGAGATCATATTAAACTGATTCTTTGTAAATCAATTGAATTCTATTATCCCCCTATAAAAAAGGATGGTAAAATTACGGATCGTATAAAAACATACGAAGATGCGTGCGAAGAACTTGATGAAACTCCTTTAGACGAAAAGGTACTTACAGACCTTGGATTTACAACCGACGAAATCAATTACCGGAAAATCAAAACCATTACCAAGGCACTTAACGAAGGTTGGAAAGCTGACTGGAACGATAGTAATCAATACAAGTACTATCCATGGTTTAAAATGTCTTCCGGGGGCTTCGTTTTCTGCGATATGTATTACGATCGCTCGTATGCGAATGCGGGTTACGCCTCTCGCCTTTGCTTTAAAAGTTCGGAACTGGCCAAGTATGCCGGGGAACAATTCTTACAATTATATTCTGATTTTATTAAATAACCGCCGTAAGGCACAAACAATTTTACACACAATGGAAAAACAAGTATTGACAATGGAAAGTATCAAAACTGTAGAAGATGCTTTAAATGCAGCTGCAATTCCAGCAACTCCTGAATTCAACGAAGTACCTGAAGAAATGAAGGATTATTTTAAAGCGGTATATGAAGCCGTTGCAATTACTAAGGCTTTAGTTCAAGGTTGGAAAGCCGACTGGAACGATAGTAATCAACGCAAATGGTATCCTTGGTTCCGAATGTCTTCCGGGGGCTTCGTTTTCGGCGCTATGTATTGCGATTACTCGAATGCGGATGCGGGTCACGCCTCTCGCCTTTGCTTCCCTACTGAAGAGATGGCTGAGTATGCAGGAAGACAGTTTACGGAGGTATACAGTCGAATGATTCTGAAGTAAACAAAAATGGGCTGTTTGTCTTTGTGAGGTTGTCTTCCAGGGGCTTCGTTTTCAACGATATGAATTACGATAACTCGAATGCGAATGCAGGTAACACCTCTCACCTATGCTAAAAAGATACAAGGACAAAGGCCTTGCCACTGGGCAAAAAATAACAACTTTCAATGTGTACTGGTAGCCCCGCTTTTGCGGGGCGAACGTTCACGAACGAAAAGCAAAGAAATGAAAAGATACGGAAACTTATACGAACAGGTTTGCAGCCCTGAAAACTTAGTACTGGCATACCAGAAAGCGAGAAAAGGGAAAGCTACCACTTATGGAGTGAGGCTATTTGACAAGCATTTGGAAAAGAATATGAATAAACTGCATGATGAATTGGTTGCAGAAACTTACCGGACCTCTGAATACAGCGTATTTACTATTTATGATCCGAAAGAACGTGAAATTTACAGGCTTCCATTTTGCGACAGGGTAGTGCACCATGCGATTATGAACATCATGGAACCGATATGGACAAGTATTTTCATTCAACACACCTACAGTTGTATCAAAGGACGTGGGATACATGCCGTTTTAATGGCGATTAAACGGGATTTAAAGGATGTTTCAAACACAAAGTACTGTCTTAAAATGGATGTCAGAAAATTTTATCCGAACATTGATCATGAAATATTAAAGTCAATTCTCAGAAAGAAGATAAAAGATAGCCGATTGCTCAACTTGCTTGACGGTATCATTGACTCAGCTCCCGGAGTTCCTATTGGAAATTACTTATCTCAATTTTTCGCAAACCTGTATTTAGCGTATTTTGACCATTGGATGAAAGAAACGAAGCATTTTAAGTATTACTACCGATATGCCGATGACATTGTAATATTATACGATGATAAGACTTATTTACATGATTTGCTGTATGAAATAACAGCTTATCTGAAAAATGAACTTAACCTGCAATTAAAAGGAAATTACCAGGTATTTCCGGTCAATTCACGAGGTATTGACTTCGTTGGTTACAAATTCTATCATACGCATATATTGATGCGTAAAACGATTAAAAAAAGGCTTTGCCGAAAGGCCGCAAAGCTGAATAAAAAAGACATTGATGTTAAAAGTTACAAAATGCAGATAGCCCCATGGATTGGTTGGGCATCACATTGCAACTCGAAGCATTTACTTAAAAAAGTACTGAATGAAAAATTTTTCTGATTTATGCATAAAGCCACTTGATGATAAAAATATATTTAATGTTCCGGTGGTGTCAATAGAAGATGTTGCTAATGTAGAAATTGAGGTTTTAGACTTTGAAGCAAACGTAAAAACAAGACATGGTGAGGGTCGATACATTCTAAAAGTGAAATTTGAAGGAATTGAACGAAAGTTTTTCACCAATGCAGCTCCCATCAAACAAGCACTCGAACAAATTAATAAAAACGATTTACCTTTTAAGACAACAATAAAAACTCAAAAATTTGGGAGCAATAAAAAGACATTTTACTTTACATAAACACACAAAATGGAAAAGAAAATTAAAACCTACGTGATCATGGTTAGCCGTACTTATCCGGCATATCACCCAAGAAAGAGACAGCCTACATATTTTATTGAAAAAATTCAACTTGCACTTAATATGCTTGTGCAAATGCCGGGTGATCTACTTATTGATCTAGATCCTAAAATTCATACATTCCGAGGGAATTACCCATTGTGGGAAAAACGTATTAAGGAAGTATTAGCCGGGAATGCAGTTATTGTTTTGAAATATCATTCTTTGGGAAGATACGTGAAAGGAAATAAGCAAATTGAGTTTGCACGACTGGATAAAGATAGTGGAGTTGGAATAGAGGAAGTAAAATTTGAATGGAATAGCATAACATATCCTGTTCTAACAAAGGATTATCTTACAAATATTACGATCACTCAAATTGCTGAAAATGATGGATTGCAAGTACATGACTTTATGAATTGGTTTGTAAAAGGAGATTATGATTTGAAAGAGACTTTTGCATGTATACAGTTTACTTCATTTAGATATGGAAAACAAACCGAAAGCTAAAGGAACCTGGGGTCAGCGTTCCCCCAGAACAGGATCGGAACTAAATATAATTTGTACTGAGTTTTTTGAAAAACTTGTTGTTCCGGAACACTGGAAGTTTATGCAATGGCAGAATGTGATTGATAAAGAGATGATATCACAGGCTAACCCAAACGGAACATTGATTAGTGTTGGAAAAATATTCCGGGATATGCGAACAAGTGGAATTGATTTAATGCATTATAGGGTATGTTTCCTGACTTTTCCCGAAAGGGGTGGTATTTGTGAAAAGTCAATCATTGACTTTGGAAAGTTTAAATATCATACGGTAGTTACTAATAAAACTATTGAGAAGTTGAATGAATGGATTGCGGAACATTATAAAGAACCCCCTGTTTCGTCAAATGACTCAGAACAAGAAAATCCGGTAAATGACAAAGACGATGGCTTACAACATTTTAGAGATAGATTCGGAACTTGAATGGCTAATGTCCTTTAATGATTTATACCTGAAAGAAATTGAAGAATTGAAAATTAAAAAAATCAATCTTTATGAACAATCAACCGACACAGTTACAGCTTGAATTTACTGAACCTAAATCCATACATGTTGTCAGGTATGCTGATACTCGGGCACGGGATTCGGAAGGTCATTATACAACTGAAATTGGGAACGATGGTAATACTGAAGAGAGATTACGTGAGCAATTACACATATTGAGAATAAATAGCAGCATTTGGCTTGAAAATAAGAATAAAGAGATATTTAAACTGAAAGAAGAACTTAAAAAATATAAGAATGAGTAACTTAATATTGGCAATAGATTTTGATGGTACGATAGTAAAAGACAAATATCCAGAGATTGGGGAAATGGTAGAGGGAGCAAAAGAAGCGATCAACCAACTGTACTCTGATGGATATACGATTATAATATGGAGTTGTAGGACTAAGATAAATAAAGCCAGGGCAATTGAATGGTTAGCTAAAAATGGTATAAAGTACCACCGATTTAATGAGAGTTGTCCGATAAATGTGGCTAAGTACGGCGGGGTAGATACCCGTAAGGTATATGCCGACTTATACATAGATGATAGGATGTTATTTAAACTACCAACATGGGATGAAATATACTGGATAGTCCGTGATTTAGTACCAACGTATGCGGATAAAGTAGGGAGAGACGGATTTTTATAATTGATTTAAATGATATTTAAATACTGATTAAATGGCTAAAAAACATCCAAAGCATATAAGTACAAAATTAAGCGCAGAGACAGTGAAAGATATCGTTAAGCAAAAATACGAACCAGGTAGACAGGACAGATGTAAAGAATGGGTATATCGTACGATCATAAAAAAACAAACTGGGATTAGTCGACGAACGTTTTTTCGTTATCTGAAAGAAGAATCCGATGAAATAAAAGAGGATCCAAATCAATTAAAATTATTTTGATTTACACTTGTTTATTCGGGGAAAACTCTTTATTTTTGTGAAAAAAATTAAAAACATAATATTATGAAAAAAATAGCTATAATATCTATAGCACTTGTAATTATGAGTGCTTGTGTTCGGGAGATAGATAAGGAAGTAATAAAAACAGTTATAGTTACACCAAGTGGTTCACTCATGCCTGATAGTCTTGCATGGTTCTTTAGTAATCCTGAAAATGTAAGCAATTATAAAGGAAGTTTAAATGATTTCAAATCGCTTCATCTTGTAACCAATGAGGTGTCAGATTATGTCATAGTGACATATGGGAGAGATAAGTGCGCTAGAAATCTTCCAGATACTACTTTGCTTCCTTGTAACTGTATTACTTTTTCTTGTTTCAGAAATAATGAAATATTTGACTTTTATCACTATAGAATAAAAGACTGGAAAAGAGATTTAGTGAATGAGGATATTGGTTATCTTACAAATAACTCTACTCCTATATGGAACTATAGATATTTTTCTACAGAGTACGTGTACGAGATTGTGCCTGGTAACGGAGCTACTACTTACCGTAAAAGCGTACTGATGAAAATTCCGTTCTAATAGTTAGTTAAAACTGAAAAACGCCCCTTAGTAAATGAACTAAGGGGCGTTTTTTGTTTATTACGGATTAATTGTAATAATCTTTATTGTCGGTTTAGCTGCCATAATTGTTGGAATTTTTACTGCTGATGTATCTTTAATATAAGCCATATATTCCTCAACACTGTCCAGGTACTTGGAGTGATTATGATTGATGACCGATAGGGTGCGTGTCAGACTGCTGGATCCGTTTACGGTTATATTTTGAAGTGATGCTATCACCTTATCGGGTAAGTCCAGGTAATCAAGTGCGGTGGATTGTCCTGGATTGTATTTTGCGGTTCCTTCATACCAATCGGTTACAATGTGCAACTTAATAATAAGTGAAGCCTCCTGAACTTTATTACCAATAGTTTTCCACTGAATAGGCATAAATTCAACAAATACTGCAGGACGTGCAAACGGCGTATCCTGTTCAAGGAAATCAACATTCTGATTCCACAAGTCGAAATGTTCAAAAATAGATTTGCCTTCATTGTTTTTTATTTCTGATAAAGCATTTTGCAAGTCGAGATAAAGTTGTTTTCTCATTTGTTCATTAAATTATTTAGTTTACGTTCTAGTTCCTCAACGATCAGTTTATTTAATGTAGGACTATTTCCCATAAACTGGCGTTTTGGCATAGTAAATCCGGAACCACGTCCGGCCTTTAATCCTTCGTTATGTACTGCTGCATATATTTTATCACTTTTGGCAAATGCCGAAGGTGATGTCCAAACTACAGCTTGACCTTGTCCGGTCCGGCTTCGATCCATTTCAATGGAGCGTCCCAGGTCACCTGTTTCACCGGTCAGAATTTTACGGGATGTTGCTGCACCTTTCGCATAACTTTTTACTGTTTTACCATTCCGATCCCAGGAACCCATCCGGCGTTGTACGTTCTGCCAGGGTATACGCTCCCAACTTTCAGTCTGAAAGTTTTTTTTGAAATAACTTACAGCTATTTTAGCTGCAATTGTAGGAGCGTATTTATCATAGAACTCACCATATTGCTTGTATAAGGTCTGTAAGTGTTGTTCAAATTCTTGTGGAGTCATACTAATTACACGAATTAAGACGAATTAACGCTACTAGAGAACAATTTAAAGAAAAGCATAGTATATTTGCATCGGATTAGCATTTGGATAGAGCATTACCCTGTAGAGGTTTTGAGGTCATCTGGGTGCTTTTCTTATTTTATGGCATTGGTCAATGCATATAAATTAAACTTGCCTGTTATCAATTCCCTTACATTCAAATAAACTGTTTGTCCTGACAAGTCAAAAGAATAGTAATGAAATGCCTTTACCATAGGATTTGACTTGCTGTCTTTTGCACTCAACTCATAAGTAGCATTTTTGGTTATCTTATCAAGTTCAGGGATCAATGAGTTCTTGAAATTTGGATTTTCTGCAAAATCATGTGCGAAATGATTTATTCCACGTTTATTAAATCCAATTTCAATAGTTTTCTCCACCTCATTTTCTACAATGGTTTGTTGAACCATTTTATCTAATAAGTTCTCAAAACCCAAGCTAACTGAACGATCACGCACATCACGCATAATATCGTCGGTTATTTCCTCATTCATTTTATCACTTACAGAACTTATATAAGGATGTTCATCCGTGATCAGTTCACCTATTTCACCTGGATTGCCTTCGAGTCCCGGAGAAGCCGGTACGCTATCAATATCTCCATTATCGGTGACATCCTTATCCGTTTCTTCCCAATCGCATTTACAATTCCATAAACTTCCAGGTGAGTTCTCATCCCAAAACGGATCATCCTGTGGCCATACGTGAAAATAAAAGGCTGCATGTTCCTCTCGGATATGAGCCGAACGGCTTGGCAACCACATGATATTTGGATATAAGTCTTTATTTTCCTTGAATCCTTCCCATTGGTGTGCTGATCTGGCTCGTGCTGTAATGGTATTGTATTCAGTTGCCTGAAAGCGATTAAAGGTATTTATAACTGATTTGGCGTTATCCTCAAATTTAGGGTCATCCGTTTTTAATGACTTCAATTGTTCGGTTGCCTGGTATGATTTGAAGTTGGCAAACCGTTCGACATTGAGTCGTGATTGCAATGCCAGGTCAAAACCTGAATCACCATACCCGGGTTTCCCCATTACACCATCAACAGCTTTATTGAAGTTTGATAAATAGTTATCCCGTAAATGACTGTTTATACGCTCGCTGTTACCTTCTTTTATTTGTGAAATGACGGTATCGGTTAACTCCTGTTTTGTCAAATCCCAGATAGGGAATGTAGCAATAGCTGAAATAAACTCGTTGAAGTTATTGTTGAAATAGGTTTTGTTTAAGACCCCGACCGGAGAAGCCGGGGCTAAACGAAAAAATTCTTTATAGCATGAAGGATGTTTTGAGGTGGTGTTTTGCCATCGTTTACGGTCTGATTAAATGCCGTTGCAACTGCCTTTAACGAGTTCTGTTTCATCTCCTCTTTTAATTTGTCATAGTCCTTTGGTTTTGGGATGTTGAATTCTTCATAAATGGTATCATCATCCACCGGAACTTTGGCACTGATTCCGGCATATACTTCCCATTTAGTTTTGAGCTTATCCCAATCGGCTTCATCATCCATGAACAGAATGGCACCACCGGTTACATCAATTCCAAAAGTTTTAAGTATAGCACGGAACTTGGAGTTCAGAATGTCGAGAACATATTTCTCATCATTCATGTGCTTTTGTTTTTCAGCGTCCTCGTGAACGGTTCCGAGGGATTTTGCGCCCTTATCTCCTTGTTCGGTTGTTAGTGTATTACCAAGTATTATCTTTGAAATTTCAGCGTTACACGCAGCCAGCAGATCTTTGTAAATTGAATTGCTTCCGGAGTTTCCTCCTGTGTCGTGAATTTTAAGCTCAGCACCTTTAGGACGAATCATATAATTTGCACCTCCCCATTTTTCCATTGCATCCTCAAGCTTGATGCGGGTTGCCTCATCATAATCCTCATACGAAGCTTCACGGAACGGCATACCAAACATCTCGGCAAATTGACTCCAGTCACCAAAATCACCACGCTTGTAAATTACATATTGAGCTGCTTTTACAAGCAATCCTTTATCTTCAGCTTCACCTGCCCAAACCATGTACTTTTTTAATGGATCCTCCTGGTATAAAAAATCAGGAGTCGGCATGTTTTGATCACGGGAGATGCACTTGAAGTTTCGCTCAGGATGAACGTGTTTTCTTGGTATTAAATCATTATCAATGATCCAACGTTCTTCCATGTCATCCCAATAGATATTATTGACCTGAATAAGCGTATAACCCCACAGAATTGAGTCCAATAAATGTTTTATAACAAAACGCATATCAGGACAATTAAGAAGTTTATTAATATCTTCATCCTGATTTTTAGTTTTATCTATGAAAACAAGTGGCTTATTTAATATCCAGTCAACCCGTTTACCCCATGTGGATTCTATTTGTCCGTCCAGACTAACATCTTCAAATAGGTCGTAGAGTATCAAGCGAGATGGATTGATAATGTTTTCAAAACTACGTATGCCGGTACGCCATTTTTCAATATCCTGTGTGCTACGATAAGGTGCACGGATGTTGATTTGATTTACTACTATTTTAGTATCTTTATTCCCTGGGGTACGTGTTACCGTTCCTGATTTAGCAGTCTTTTCCATAATTAATTCCAATTGTTTCGACGGCGTGGGTTTCCGCCTGATTTGATGTACGAACTTCCACCACCTATTGCTGACTCTAATCGGGTTAGTCCAGGAATAGATGCTTTTTCTCCCTGAAGCTTGATAAGTGCATTTACCGTATCCTTGTAAATAGTTTGCCTTATTTCGGGCATATTAGCCGGATTGCTGACTTTGTAGCAATTGTAAATAGCAATTTCACGAACCAGGTTAACCACACGTATACTTCGTGCGTTTCCCGATTTTGAAAACTCCACGTCCATGTTATAGCGTGCACACAAGTAGCTTCGAACTTCCTCAATGGCTTCGTCAATGGCCGTAGTTACATTGTCCCCTGTACGGGTAAGCACTGTCAGCACTTCAGGATAAATACCCATTTTCAAATCGGTGTCGGTGAAATACATAACTATTTTCGGTTTTTGTGGTTGGTTGTATAAATACAGGCCTTACGCAGTTCATCATCGTGATTCAGCTTCTTTGACAGAATGCCGGCATCAATTAATTTATTGATGTGTTCCCGGTCATAGACCCTGATTTTTTTATAAACCTGAATAACAAACATTTCTTTTTTAGCCAGTTCGCTCATTTTATTGGCATGGTTGACTGCGTTCTTTACCCGTGTGTAACGGATAGTTCTTTTGATGAAAGTTAGTAGCATGTTGTGTTGTTTTTGTGTGTTGTTTATACTCTTTTTTTATTAATTGGCCGGCGGTGCATGGTAATAGCATCTCCTGACATTTGCATGCGTTTAATATCCAGTATGAATTTTCCACCCTCAATGCAGTCTGGTCCGTCGGCGGGTGATTTCATTTGTGGATTGATTAAAAGAAATTGTTCCTCCAGTCGGAGCATATCCGGATTGTCCTTTTCATCTAAATTGAAAATAAGTTGTCCGTTCCGGTTTATCGGTTCCAGGTTCCCCTCAATGCGGACAAATTTATCCGGCTTTTTACGTGTATCCGGGATAAGTCCTATTTGACCACGTTCCTTCCCCATCTGGGAAAAAAGAGGAATAAATACCTGTTCATAGAATGGATCCTGAAGCGTGTTATTTTCAACATAGTTGTAAACCTGTGCTTTTCCGTTGACATAGTCACGAATAGCATAAAACCACTCTACAAATTTTGCATTTGGAACCTGATCCAGGAAGCCGGTATAGATGTAATATTTTCCTTCCTTGTAACCCATCAGGAAAATACATTTATAACTTCCACCCGCTTTTTGCTTATCCTTATTGCTTGGTGACGGGTCGGAATACGCAACCAGGTATTTCATAGTTCCGATAGGTGGACATTTACCCCATCGTATTTCTTTGAATGTTTCACCCTCTGAAAGTGGATTGTTGAAATACTCTTGTTGTGCTGCTTTGGTACTGATCTTAGAAAGCACCCGGTCGATCATCTCCTCCGTATTCTTTTCTGGCCAGGAAGATTTACCATCCTTATTTCGAATGTTGACAATATCGTGATGATCCGCTTTTTGAGCGGCCAGGGTTACACAACATGTTTTAGCAATGATATTACCCAGAATAAGAACTAACAGCGGTTTACTGATAGATCGGGTAGGCATTAATGCTTTCTCGAACCAGTCAAAGTTTTTCTTTACCGTGTCAGGATTGCGTACGCTTTCATCAGTGTCAAAATCGGATATCAACAAGACATCCGGACGTATTTCCTCATTCTTTTTACCACGTGGACTTTGGCCTGCTCCCAATGCTATAAATTTAGCACCACCGGTGGTAGCAAAATCACCTTCCTCCCAATCACCGTAATTTTTCTGCTTCCCGTAGTACCGGATGATGCGTTCGTTGAATTCAAGGTTCATCATAAACGGCATCAGCAAATCGGTTGCAGCATCCTCGCTTGATGATACAAATACAATGAACTTCTTTTTACCGGTTAATGCCAGGAATAAAACAGCAAACATGGTTACGGTGTCCTTTCCAAGTTCCCGGCTCCAACTGATCACCTCATACCATTCAGGATTATTTACAACCCGATTGATAAACTTAGTATGAAATAAGGCAAATTCGGCAGTAGCATATTTTGGGAACATAAATTTAGCCCACTCTACCGGACGCGCTTCGAGCCATTGTCGGTGCTTATTAATTTCCGCTTCCGACGTATTAGGATCGAGTCCGCTATCCGATAGATAAGACTTTTTATACGATTGCCACTGATCGAGGCTATGCCTTTCTCCTGGTTTCATTTAAGTTGATCTTTAATGTATGCATCAAACAGGGCTAATATCTCTTTTCCCTTTTGTGGATCAATAGGACGGATCCAGTCGAGTACTTTGCGAGATACATTGATCACATCCGTAAGTCCGCATTCTGTTTCGAGGGATGCCAGGTCGGCAACCAGGCGTCGACGGATATTACTTTCGTCCTTATCGGGGAACCGGTATTTCGGTTCACGACTCCCAATCAGGTTATCAAGCTCGGTGAGTTGATTGATAGTTGAGCGCAGACGTTCCTCCCTGGTTACTGATATGGTTGATCGTAACTGATCCCATTTGCCATCCCTTACCCATTTGGAAATAGTTACTTCCGATACACCCACTTTAGAAGCAATTTCCTTTTGTGTAAGTTTCTCCTTTACAAAAAGAAGTTTGGCATATTCTTTCAATTGTAACCGCTTGTCTTTTGTTGTCGACTTATCCATCCCTTTAATTTTTCAGCAAAATAAACGGAAATAATGACAGTATAAAAAAATACGTGACAAAATGGCACTACTTTTTTGGTAGGTGTGTTTTATACTGTTTTTTTGCATCGCAATTCAAACCGGACAAAATAACATGAACCTGACATTATGCCTAAAAAAGTAAACCAGATCCTGAATCAACTCAATGAATCCTGCTGCGAAGTTTACCTCTATGGTATCATAGGGAGATTTATGGATATTGACACTAATTTACTAATTCCGGCTTTAGAGGATTGTCGTAAATCGGGTTGTACAAATTTCACATTTTATGTGAATTCCGATGGTGGTGAGGTTGTTCAATGTCAAGCGTTGTGGAACTACCTGAACAGATCTGATATTAATGTGACATGGGTAGTAGATGGCGTAGCAGCCAGTTGTGGTTACGATATGATGACTAACCCAAAACATACAGTTTGTATGGCAAAATACAGCAAACTAATGGTTCATAAAGTATCCGGATTTGCAAGTGGAGGTTCTAAAGACATTCGAAATTATGCAGATACAATGGATCTTTTTGAAGCTGATATTGTAGACATGATTGCCAACCGGTGTGGGATAACGAAGGATGAGGTTATTGCTACGTACATGGATGGTAGCGATCACTGGTTGACACCACAACAGGCAATTGATGCCAAACTATGCGATAAAATGATAGAGGGATGTGACAGCATGGAGGAACCTCCATCCAGCATGTGCAATCCAAACGATATTTACAATTATTTCCAAAATCAAATAATCAATTTACAAACCAACAAAACGAGTATGGATCACAAAGAAATTGCACCAATTTTAAACTTGGATGTGAATTCGGATGAGAAAGCCGTAAAGACAGGTATTCAGAATGTGGTAGCGAAAGCCACCCGTTTGGAGACTGAAAACGGAACTCTGAAAACCGAAAAAGAAGCCCTGCAAAATCAGGTTAATACAATGAATCAGGCAAAGGTAAAAAACCTGATTGATGGAGCTGTAACCGCCAAACGTATTGGTGAGGATATGCGCGACACGTACACCGAAATGGCGAACGAAAATTATGAACGTGCTGAAAAAGTTATCAATTCATTACCTGTTGTTGGTCGGATTGCAAACGAATTAGGTAGCGGGAATAACGGATCCGTTCCGGGAGCAGAAAAAGACTGGACTTGGGATGATTATCACAAGAAAGGTAAATTGGAAAACCTGAAGGCTACCAATATGGAGCATTTCAAAAATGTATTTAAAGCGAAGTTTAACCGTGATTTTAAGGAGGCATAAGCAATGACAGTCATTAATATGAATACCAATGCGAGCTATAACTTTAAAGCTCCCGCTATCATAAAAGATGCGGATTCAAAAGTAGAAGTTGTATTCCCAACTTCAGAAAAACAAACCGTTGCCCCGGCAGCTGTTATTGAAGTAGATGTGGAAAGAACCTCTACAGTGGTTGATCTTGGTGAGTTAGCTGAAGCTGCTACGCTAAACCTGACTATTGGTGCAGATGTACCTGTAGGTGCTATTTTGGTAGTTAAAGCTAAAAGCGATGCAACTGCCCGGGACATAACCCTTGGAACAGGGTTAACGGGTCCTGCTATTACCGGAGTAATTTCTAAAACAAAATCAGTGTCGTTCATGTATGACGGTTTGTCGTTTATCGCGATGGCCGCTGCTGTTCAACTTGATTAATTTATTCACGATTAATTATTAAAATCAATATGAAACGAACAAGATTTATTCTCAGTTTTTTAACGGCACTTTTGTTTGCCGTTGGTATCGGTTCCGCTTTCGGAGCTGTAGCGGGTGGTGGCGCGTTTATCGTGTCTGCAATTAATAAAGGTGTGCCTTCGGGTTCGATGCTTTCGGGTGTTACCCCTGAAATATGGGTAAACTATATTATTGAAAATCTTTTCAAGAACAACGAGTTCCTGTTGAATTCAGTCGACGAAAGCCAATATGTGATTGGTGGTAGTGTCGTTCATATTCCTCAGGCAGGTAGCCAAAGCGGGGTACAAAGAAATCGTAAAAATTTGCCGGCTACTATTACCCGCCGTAAGGATATCGATGTAACGTATGCACTGGATGAATTTACAACCGATCCACGGTTTATCCCGGATATTGATAAAGCCGAATTAAGCTACGATAAAATGGATTCGTGTATGAGCGAAGATATGAGTTACCTGGAACAATTTGTTGCTGAAGCAATGATGTATAACTGGCGTCCTCAATTCTTTATTAAAACAACCGGAGACTCAACAGCAGCACATATTGGAACAGGGAATCGTAAGAAATTAACCTTAACTGATTTTCAGACTGCCAAATCCGTATTTAATAAATGGAATATCCCTAAAGGTGACCGTTATGTAGTATTGGATACTGAAATGCAGGCACAATTATGCAGCGATTTGAAAGCAACTGCTAACCGTGATTTCTCAGCCGTTTACGATCCAATTAACGGTGAATTAAAGAAACTGGAAGGTTTCCAGATCACTGAACGATCAACTGCTTTGAATGCACGTAATACAACATTAACAGCTGTTGCTAATTCAAAATATTTCAAATGGACTGCTAATGATTTGACTTACTATCCTGAAGATTTCATGGATGTTGAATCAGGTGATGCAGCTGCTGATACTACCTCGTGTGCTTATGGTTTATTCTGGAGCAAAAACGCAGTAGCCCGTTCAATGGGTATGACTAAGATGTTTGATGACAAAGGTAATCCTCAGTTTTACGGTGATATTTATTCGTTCTTGCAACGTGCCGGTGGACGTTCACGTCGTGCCGATGGTAAGGGAGTTCTTGGAGTCATTCAGACTATTGTATAGGTTTAGTTTTTTAATGTTTATTTTTCATGTGTGTGTTTTGAATATCCGCTACCGGTAGCGGTAGCGGGTATTTTTTAAAATTGAAATTATGGCTAAAACAATAAATAACGATCCAAAAACCGGTGATCCGAAAGAAGGACAGCAAATCGCTGATGAAATAATGAAATCAGTCCAGGTAATTGAGATTTGGCGTCTGGATGATAACCGGTGGTACACCAATGAAAAGAAAGCGATTGAAAGAAACGAAACTGATGGAGAAATTCAACATTTTACAAAAACAAAATAAGAGACTATGTTACCACGTGTAAAAATATATTTTGAAAACGGATCCATTGGATCAACTACTCCGTCAGATGATGGTGTAGTTGGATTAGTGGCTACCGGGGTAGCTGTAGCTGGAAAGTTTGTACTTGGTACAGCATATCTGATTACATCACTTTCCGGACTCACTGCTTTGGGTATTACGTCGGCTGATGCTGATGTCAATAAGACCATTTACAAAGCTGTAAAAGATTTCTATACCGAAGCTCCAGACGGTACTAAGTTGTGGTTGAAAGGAGTTTCTGATACGGTAACCCTGGCACAAATGATGGATGTAACCCTCACTAATGCAAAAACACTGATTGATTCGGCTAACGGAGCTATCAAGATCCTGTTTGCAGTGAAAAAAGATGCAACCGGTTATGTAACTACCATAACCGATGGATTGGATGCTGATGTTACGGCTGCTATTACCAAAGCCCAGGCGTTGGGAGAATATGCTTCAGACAGCAAATATGCTCCACTTTTTGTCATTCTTCCCGGACGCCATTACAGTGGTGTAGCTGCTGACCTTTCCGATTTAGGAACCGGAACATTCAACCGGGTAGCTGTGATGATTGGTGATACCGTAGCCTCAAGTAATGATGCTGCTGTAGGCCTATTAGCTGGGCGTGTTGCCGGTATACCAGTACAGCGAAGCATTGCCCGGGTTAAATCGGGTGCAATTGGTGTTGCATCGCTCTACATTGGAGCAGTAACTGCTGAGAACGGATCTCCTGACGTTATCAATGATAACGGCTATATTACCTTCCGTACTTTCGTGGGTAAATCCGGTTATTACTTCACTGATGATAAATTGGCTACAGCTGTTACCGATGACTATGCATTGATTCCACGACGCAGGACTATTGATAAGGCTTACCGGATCGGATATCAGACATTGATCAACGAGCTGGGGGATGAAATTCCGGTAACTGATGATGGAACTATTCCGGCATCAACGGTAAAAAGTATTCAAAATGCTGTTGAAACAGCCATTGAAAACAACATGGCCGGTGAACTTGGATCTGATCCGGGTAACTCAACGGATACCGGTGTAATATGCTTTATTGACCATACGCAAAATGTGGTTAGTACGTCAAAACTGAACGTAAAACTTCGTGTAAAACCTTTTGGTTATCCGAAGTATATTGATTTGTATTTAGGATTTAAAACTGCAACCACTTAATACTATAAAATTATGGCATTCGACAGTAGAGAATATGAATTTGCTGACCTGACATTTGTATTAGGTGGCAAGGATATAACCGGTTTCCGGGGTATTAAATATACCAAGAAACAAGAAAAGGAACTTGTTTATGGTAAAGGAAATGAACCGCTGAAGATTCAGAAAGGGAATAAATCCTATGAAGGTGAACTATCTGTATTACAATCGGAACTTGAAACGCTTATTGCAAACAGTCCAAATAAGGACATATTGGATCTACAGCTTGATGCTGTATGTGCGTATGGAAACCCAAGTCATGGTGATGTATTGATCACTGATGTTTTGCAAGGGATTCAGTTCACAGAAGAAAGTAAAGAGTTTAAACAAGGTGATAAATTTGGTGAAATCAAACTACCATTTATTTTCCTGAGGAAAAAGGCTCAATCTCTTTAATCAATTTAAATTTTAGACTATTACAAAAGCAGTCGGTCCAAACTGACTGACTGCTTTTTTTAAAAACAAAAAACATACACAATGTCAAAAGAAACTATCAATGTTGATGAACTAAAAGAAAAGTTCGGAACAATAAAAGAAATTACATGCGGTAAATTGGTTGCCTTTTTCCGTAAACCCGATTTAAAGATATGGCGTTTCGCCTTGAAATCAATTGAAAAAAGCCAGACAGAATTTAAAAAAGCGTTGGCAATAAACTGTTTTGTGGCAGGAAGTAAAGAATTATTGGCATCACCTTATATTGAGGATATAGCTGATGTTATTGATGAATTTGTAAACTATGCAGATGCTGAAGTTGAAAAAGAAGGTAATGCATACGTGATTAAAGTCCTGGATAAATCTGCACGTTTCAAACCGGTAACTATTGAAATGCAAACACTGGCTGAACGTAATAATATGGATGACTTACCATTTAAGACCCAGCAAAACCTTATGGAGTTAATGTGGTTGGATGGAGATTCAGAGATTCGGGATCCTAAGAACTTAGATTACCATATGCCCGCACTCCGTGTAATGAAAGATTTACGCGAAAAACACATCCTTAGCATAAAAAACGCCTAACGGGGTCAGTATTTTGGGATTTCGATATAGATGAAAAACCGGAGTTTGAAAAGTTTGTAAAAACACTTACGCTTCGTGCCGGAAGTTCTATGATTCGATATTACCTGAAAGAAATGCACCCCGACCGATTGGATGATTCCGATTGGATTGATTCCGTACTTGATGTATGGTTATACAGATACCTGGAAAGTAAAGAAATTAAAAAGTAACTCCGATGAATGCTGTTGAATTTGTAATGAAAATGCGGGACAATGCAAGTTCTACGATTGATAAGATCGGTAAAGAATTTGGTCATGCCAATACAAACGCAACTAAGTTACAAGGAACAATGCAACGATTATCAACTTCTGGAACTTCTATGTTTGGTAGCTTAAATTCAATGTTAACTACTTTCGGTATTGGTTTTTCTTTATATAAAGTAGCTGACATGATGCGAGTAGGTACAGAAAAGGCTCATGAACTTCGATTAGCGCAAACTCAGGTACAAGCGTCTCTACTAAGTACTGGACATGCTGCCGGGATAATGTATGATGAAACATTAAAACAGGCTAAAAAATTAAGCTATTCAACATTGTATGGACGTGCAGAAATAACTGATATGCAGTCCATGTTATTAACCTTCCCTTCCGTAAGTAAGAAAACATTTGAAGCGGCTTCAGGTGCAATTTTAGACATGAGTACTAAAATGCATCAAGATGTAAAAATGTCAACTGTAATGGTAGGTAAAGCTTTGCAGGATCCTAAATATGGAGTTATGGCATTACGTCGTGTGGGTGTAAACTTGACTCGTGAACAGGCTGTAATCATTAAAAACTTAGTTGCTTCAGGTCATAAGGATATTGCTCAGGCAATGATTTTAAAAGAACTTAATACTGAATTTGGAGGGTCGGCTAAAGCTGCTTTTGATGCAACCCCTTTAGCTCGTTACAATAAAATAGTTGGATCTATCCAATTAAAAATGGGTGAACTTGCTGAACGCGTACAGGAAAAATTAGCACCGGCACTTGAATCAATTGCGACCATAGCAGGAAAAGCATTGCATCCTGTCAGAATTGTACTTGGATGGATATTTAGACAACTTGAAAGCGGGAATCCTATTGTTTCAGCTATTGTAGCAACATTAGGAACATTTGCCTTAATTATTGGTATAGTTTCAGCTGCAACAGCTATTTGGACAGCAGTAAACTGGGCACTTGACATGAGTTTACTAGCTAATCCAATAGTTTGGATTATAGCTATTATTGTCGGATTTGTTGCTGGTATAGTATTAGCCTATCAAAAAGTTGGATGGTTTCGTGGGGCTGTACTTGCCAGTTGGGAAGCTATTAAAGGATTTGGTTTATTGATTAAAGATTATGTAGTCGATCGAATTACTGGTGTAATCAATGGACTTGGTAAACTTGGTAAAGCTTTTTATCAATTCTTTGTAAAACGGGATTGGAAAGCTGCATGGGATACAGCTAAAGATGCCGGTTCTGATTTATTCGGTTTAAAAGCAGACTCAAATGCTGTAAATAATCTGAAAAAAATCGGTAAAAATATGGGTACTGCTTACCATAAAGGAGTTTTAGAGGCTGCAACAAACAATAAGGCAAGTAAGGAAAAGAAAACTATTCCAGGTACAAATGTAGCCTATGGGATGAATGGTGGGAATGATAAGCTTGGAAATAAAGGAGCTGCAACAGCAGTTGCCACCGGAGGAACCCGAAATACTTCCATTAATATTCACCTGGGTAAAATGTTTGAAAATATTGTTTTCCAAGGAGGATTAAAAGAGAATAAACAGGACTTGGAAAAACAACTTGAAGAAATGTTTATGCGATTATTATATTCAGCTCAATCAGTCGGTTAATATGGATCCAGTAAAATATATAAACGATGCTACGAATATAGCACTTGAGCACCAAAATGCATTAGGCTTTGCTTTACCCCCAATTATCTTTTTTAAAGATACAGTAAGTGTTAAAGATGGTAAATCAGTTGAAGGTAATGCAGAACTGCAAAACCGTTTGAAATCAGGATTGGTTGAAAATACTAATTGGATAGTTCCACTGACATTTCAAAAAATTACTTTTAATGACAACGGGAAGCCTACGACGCTTGAAGATTTTAAATTGCCTTTTGATCCTATTGTGAATTTCTCCAGTAAAAATATAATTACAAGGAGATATGTCTCAAAGAAAACAACCAGGGGAACGATAAAAGAGCATTGGAATCCGGATGATTGGGATATAAGTATTACAGGGGTAATCATTGAAGAAAATGAAACATTAAGAGCGGATTACCTGAATAAGATTCGCGCCTTTTGTAAAGCTCCACAATCTATACCTATTCTTTGTGATTTATTTAATGAAATGGATATCCATAATATCGCTATTGAAAGTTATGATTTTCCATTTACAAAAGGAATCGAAAATCAGGCATTTGTAATAAAAGCATATAGCGACGAAACTTATACGCTTTTAATCACTAATTAAATACCGTTTCAATCATGTTTAAAATGTCGTGGAAGGTCATAATTGGTGGGTATCAGTTGGGAATGATTGAAAGTGTAGAGATAGTTCGAAGCGTCGAATTATTGAGTGATACGGCCATTGTTACTTTGCCTTCAGCAGCATTCAATCAACCATTTGAAATTAACGATAAGTTAAAGCGTGGTGATATAGTAAGGATTGAACTTGGATATGATGATAAATTGATCACTGAATTTGATGGTTACCTGGAACAAGAACCGGCCACTGATAACGGATCGCTGATATTGAAATGTGAGGACGGTTTATTTCTGTATCGTAAATCACTCAAAAATGTAGTTTTGAAGGATATTAGTGTAAAAGAACTGATTAATCACGTGAACTCCGAATTAGGAGGGTTTACCGTTAATTGCGACTATGACTTTAAATATAGCAAATTCACAATAAATAATGCAACAGGTTACGATGTACTGAAAAAGATTCAGGAGGAAATTAAAGCAAATATATACCTGAAAGGAACGGTATTGCAAGTTCATCCTCCGTATTCTGAAATTTTTGGAAATGCAAATTACGACTTTTCTATAAATATTGAAAAAGCTGATTTAAAATATAAACGAGCTGAAGATAGGAAAGTACTTGTATCGATTGAATATACCGGTGTTGATGGGAAAGTTCATAAGATTGAGTATGGTGATACTGGAGGCGAACGAATAGATCGTAAAGGCGGTACAGGTGATTTAAATAGTTTATTACTTCAGGCAAAAGCGGAACATGCTAATCGGGTTTATGATGGATATGAAGGTACTTTTGACAGTTGGCTTGTTCCGTACTGCGATGCCGGGTATCAGGTTCGAATAGTTGATAATGATTATGAGTATAAAACAGGCACTTATTACGTGTTGGAAGTAAAAGTCAAATTTTCAAAAGAAGGTGGAGTCCGTACTGTTAAAATAGGAAAGAAATTAAGCAATGGGTAATAAGTCGAAAGAAATAAGGGATGCTATTCGTAGCATCTGCGGAATAGATAATCAGGGGTTGATTTTCTTCAATGCAAAGATAGTTTCCGTTGATGATGAAACCTGTACCATTGAGCGAAATGGGTTAGAATTTACCGATGTAAGGTTAGCTGCTGTTGTTGATGGGAATACTAAAAATTTATTGATTAAACCTAAGGTTGGAAGTATGGTATTGATAGCTGATCTTAGTGAAGGGTTAATGCGTGACCTGGCAATTATAGGTTGGAGTGAAATGGATACGATTACAATCAACGGCGGTGAAAATGGAGGTTTAACAATAACTCCGACATTGGTCCAGGAGCTGAATAAAAACAATGCCATATTAACGGCATTATTAGGAGTTCTGACAGGTGCACCTATTCCGGAACCGGGTAACGCTTCCCCCAGTGCTTTGCAAATAGCACTAAAAGGTGCTGTAACCGGAAAACAACTTGGAGACTTTTCGAAAATTGAGGATGCAAAAATAAAACACTAATGAGTAAAAAGATAGGCATACAACTAACCAGTAACCTGGAATTGGCAATAAATCCGGTTCGTGATAGTTCCGGACTAATTTTATCCGGTTTAACTATTGGTGATACGCTCTACCAAAATCAATACATGATCTTGAACGCTCAAAAGGGTGAGTTTAAAGAGAACCCTACTCTTGGTGTAGGTATTAACGATATGTCAAACGATGATGACCTGAACGAATGGAAAAAGGCAATCAGGGAAGAGTTTGCAAAGGATGGACTAAAGGTAGATAAATTAAGTATAACAACTTCAGGAATGGAGATTAAAGCAGATTACTAAATATGAAATCAGTTAAAACAGTATTATTGGTAAAACAATTTGAGGGGTGCAAATTAAAACCATATTTATGCCCTGCAGGTATCCCAACGATAGGTTGGGGAAGTACACGTTACCCAAATGGAGTTCGAGTATCTATGAAAGATCCTGCAATTACGCAACAGAAAGCTGACCAGATGCTATTATGGGACTTACAAGCATTTGAAAAGGATGTAACATTTCTTACTAAATCGGTTAAGCTTTCACAAAATAAGTTTGATGCATTGGTTGATTTTGCGTATAACTGTGGTTCTGATATTGATATTGATACTATTCCTGAAGGATTAGGTGATAGTATGCTTTTGAAAAAAGTATTGGCAAATCCAAATGATCTAGCAATTGCTAATCAGTTTAACAGTTGGATTCATGGAGGTGGTAAAGTATTGCCAGGACTTGTAAAGAGACGTAAAGCTGAAGTTGAATTATATTTTACAAAATGATAGTTATGAATCCTATTATTGAACGCTTAAACGCAAAATCTCCAAAGTTTTTCATTCAGTTGAAAAAGTACGCCATAAAAATTGGTGGTTCATGTGCAGCTGTTTTAGTTGCAAATTCGACTATGAATTTAAATTTAAACTCTGTTTTAATAACCGGTTTAGGATATGTGGTTGCTACTTGTGTAGCAGTTGCAGGTACTTCCCAGCTAACAAAAGAATAGGATGAACTGGATAGAAGTTACAACACTTGTCTTTGGCTCTGTATTGGGCGGTCAATGGCTCATTAACCTGTTAACAGTAAAAAGTCAAAAGAAAAAAGCTGCTGCCGATGCTGATAGTGCAGATATTGACAATGCTAAAAAGATTGTTGATTTGTGGAAGGAGTATGCAGAAACAAAATCAACCTCTGATGATAAGCAAATAACAACTTTATCAGGTGAAGTAAATGAGCTAAAAACAGAGGTTAATGGACTTCGTGAAACAATTGCTAAAATGGATAAAACCATGAAAATAATGATTAAAGCATTAAACAAGGCAAAAGAGTGTAAATATGCAGATGATTGCCCGGTACAAAGCGAACTTAAAAAAGATAACCAGGAATGAAAAAACTAATTTTTATCATGCTTCTCGCACTGATCACATTCAGTTGCCGAACAACGAAGCAAACTTCAAGCACAAAAGCTGAAGTAAAAACTTCTGCTAATTTGGACATTAAACAGTCAGTTAATAATCAATCAAAGGTTGACAGTTCCCGTATTACGATTGATAAAAGCGTGACGAATTCACTTGTAAGTGAAGTTATCACTATTACCAATCTTTCAAAACCTGATTCGATTGGTAAACAATATCCGGTTCAAACCACTGTGATAAATCGGATAACGAATAATAAGAAAGTAGGTGACTTAAAAACAGAAAGTAAGATTAATTCAACAAACGAGAATAAGACAACCATTAGCGATAAATCAGACTATAAATCGGACTCCATAGCGACACAAAAAAGTAAGCTTACTAAAGAAACAAAAACACCGGCATGGGTTTATGTGGTGGGGTTCGGATTATTATTGGTAGTAGGTTTATTCCTTTATATTAAGTTTAAATAGCATTTAAATAATGAAAGTTCTATCAGGTCAATCCCTTTTCGATATTGCAATTCAATCGTGCGGCGGTACAGATGCTGCGTTTGAATTGGCAGTGTTGAATGGGTTAAACCTGATGGATGATTTGATTCCTGGACAAGAACTGGCGTTGCCTGAAGTAGTAAACCCTGATATCGCTCTTTACTTCAAGAACAAAAACATTCAGCCGGCTACATTACTAACCGTTCAGACTCAGTTTCTCGGTTCATTGGTTGATGCGGTTATAAGGGATATTGTAACTATTCAAAGTAATATTATCACATCGCTTCAGGGACAAACATTATTCGATATAGCAGTTCAAACAGCAGGTTCTGTTGAAGCTGCATTTGAAATGGCATTAATCAACTCGATCGGGATAACTGATGATTTAGTTCCTGGAACAAATCTTTCCCCAGTAGGGATTTTGAATAAACAAATTGCAGCGTATTACAGGAATAAGAATCTAATGCCGGCAACTGGCCTTCAGGGAGAGATTGGAGATGATATAGGTGGTATTGAATACTGGGCAGTTGAAACTGAATTTTTAGTAAGCTAACTTAAAACGAATAACACGAATGGCACGGACAACAGCAGAAATTAAAGCGACAATGACCGCTGATTTTATGAATAATACCACATTTGCAACTTATTATGGCTTCACTTTGGGAGATGCTTTCGATGATCATTTTTCAAAAGTATCATTCGAAGGGTTTATATTTTTTACCGTTGCCACAGCGATCTGTTTTTTGGAAAAGATATTTGATGCTGATAAGGCTGATATTGATACCCTGATAGCAGAATTAAAACCTCACAGCAAGAAATGGTACATTAACAAGGCTTTGGCATTTATGTACGGTTATGAGCTCGTCGAGGACACGGATACTTATGATACTAGTACTTTAACTGCTGCACAGATATCGACCGCACATGTGGTGAAATATGCAGCTGCTGTAGAAAAAAGCAGCGTTGTATATCTAAAAGTAGCCGGTGCCGGATTAACTCAGATTTCAACAGACCAGGAAGCGGGTTTAGTTGCTTACTTTAAAGAGGTGAAAGATGCCGGGGTAAAACTTGAAATTATAAATCGACCTGCTGAATACTTCAAAGCTAAACTAACGATTTACTATAACCCGATGGTTTTAAACTCAGACGGTTCAAGTATTGACGGTAGTTTTCCGGTTCGAGATTCAATCATAGCATTTATAAGCTCCCTACCATTTAATGGTGAATATAGAAACAATGCCCTGATTGATGCCTTACAAGTACTCGAAGGTGTTGTAATGGCTGAATTGGTAAGCGTTGCAACCAGTTCCGATAACGGAGTTACATTTATTCCGGTTGATGCCTATGTTGTTCCGGATTCGGGACGTTTTAAAATTAATGTTGATACTGATTTAATTCTTGATTATAAAGCCTATGAAACTGTTAGCGATTGATTTTAATAAGCTGGCCGTTTTGTTACAGGCTACATTTTTGAGACCGGTTTCAATTATCGGATATCTCAAGTCTCTTATGCCGGCTATCTCCGATTTACAAGATCGTTTTTTTACGAATAGAACTAAGAACCTGTACATCCTGAATCATAACGGACAGGTTTGTTATTTGCGTAAAGTGTTGAACGATGCTTTTCCAAACCGAAATAAGGATTTTATTATTGAAGATTACGAACAAGGAGGTAAATGGGTATTTGCTTATGATGAATCATTGATTGATTCACAACTTATGATACCGGATGATTCTTCTTTGCTCATTTATTCGGTTGAAACAATCGGTGATTATGCCAATTTCAAAGTAAAGATACCGATAGTTCTTACAGGTGATGACAACCTGAATAGAATCAAATCACTTGTAAACAGTTATAAATTACTATCTAAAAAAGCGATATATGCATACTATTAATTTCACCAACAATCTCAAGAACTTTCCACTGTCTACTCAGGCGTTGGAATTTATGAAGCTTATTTCGCAACAAGCCTATCAACTGGCCTCTCTTGGGGGAAGCAATTATATATTATCCGGATGCATCAATACTTCAGCTAATAACTGGTCAGATGGTTGGATAGTGATCAATGGTGAATTACTACCATTTGTAGCCAGTTCCGGAACTTTGACTTCTAACGTTCATGTTGTTGAAGTGAAAGAAGCAATTACAGCAGGTTATGAAACTTATGATGATGTTTATGTAAGTCGACATGTAGAATTCGGAAGTAATGTTGGCGGTGCTGATACTTTCGTTTGGAATACTTTTACCAGGGTAAAATCAAACCTCGAACTTGCTGCTGAAAGTGCTACAAAAGAAGAATTAACGGCTTTGAGTAATCTGATGATGCCAAAAGGTGGAATCATCATGTGGAGCGGTGCAATCGTTTCAATTCCTGTCGGATATAATTTATGTA